TCTCCCCAAAAAATACACTGACCCTAAACCCGGTTCTACTGAAAGACCAATACCAAGAACTGCTAGGCGAAATTTTATTAGGGACTATGTTATGGATGGGAACGGCCCTGTCCCTCAGAAATATTTAAATTATGCAGATCAGGAAGCCCGAGAAGCGGCTGATGAAGAGCGTCGAGAAACCCGAGGTATGAAAAAAGGCGGTATGGTTAAATCTTCAGCTTCTAAACGTGCCGATGGTTGTGCTAAACGTGGTAAAACAAAAGGAAGAATGGTGTAACTATGGCTAAAGATTTTCCTGATTTGACCGGCGACGGCAAAGTAACTAAAGCTGACGTTCTTAAAGGCCGTGGTGTTCCCGGCATGAAAAAAGGCGGCTCTACTAAGAATTGGATTCAATCCGCCATAAAGAAACCTGGTTCTCTGCGTAAGTCTCTTGGCGTCAAAAAGGGCGAAAAGATTCCTGCTGGCAAACTTGCCGCAGCAGCTAAGAAGCCCGGTAAAATGGGGCAACGTGCAAGGCTTGCACAAACCTTAAAAGGACTTAAGAAGTGACTACTTCTGGTACCGAGTCGTTTAACCTAGACCTCAACGACATTATTGAAGAGGCGTTTGAGCGTTGTGGTGTCGAGGTGCGTACTGGCTATGAGCATCGCACAGCCCGTCGGTCTTTGAATCTTTTGACAATCGAGTGGGCTAACCGGGGCATTAATCTCTGGACGATTGAGCAGGGTTCTATTCCCATGGTTCAGGGGACCATAACTTATGATCTGCCTGTAGACACGATTGACTTGCTTGACCAAGTTATCAGGACTCAAACCAACGTCAATCAAACGGACATCAACATCAGCCGTATTAGTGTTTCCACCTATGCGACAATCCCTAACAAAAACGCTCAGGGGCGCCCCATTCAGGTATGGGTAAACCGACAGTCTGGTGCTACAGAACCCGTTACAGGTATTGCCTATCCGCAGATTAACGTATGGCCTACACCGGATCAAAGCGACTTCTATACGTTTGTGTACTGGCGTTTGAGGAGGATTCAAGATGCAGGAAGTGGAGCCTCGACCCAAGATATACCTTTTAGGATGCTCAATTGCCTGGTTGCAGGTCTTGCGTATTATCTTTCCCTAAAGATCCCTGAGGCAGCTGGGCGCATTGAAATGTTAAAGATGGCTTATGAGGAACAGTGGCTTCTGGCTTCTTCAGAGGACCGTGAAAAAGCTTCGTTACGTTTGGCACCGAGGGAGTTGTTCTACTAATGCCTACTAAGTATGCATCCGGCAAATGGGCAATATCCCAATGCGACAGGTGCGGTTTCAGGTACAAACTGAAGCAGCTTAGGCAGCTTGTTATCAAGACAAAGAACGTAAACTTGCTTGTATGCCCTACGTGCTGGGAACCGGACCAGCCACAGCTTCAATTAGGTATGTATCCGGTGAATGATCCACAGGCGCTTAGAAACCCCCGCCCGGATAATTCTTATGAGCAGTCTGGTCTAAATGACGATGATGTGCCGTCTGGCGGTAGTCGAATTATCCAGTGGGGATTTGCCCCCGTAGGTGGTTCAAGATCTAATGCAGATGGTTTAACGCCAAATAACTTGGCTTTAGGTATCACGCTTGGTACAGTAACAGTATCAACAACTTAGGAGTTCAAAATGATTAAATGTCCTACAACGCCGGTACCAGTACCGGTCCCCAACACAGCAGGTTACCCCAACAATGTCCCCAATACGCAAACTGTTAAGACTCGTGGCACGGGCGCAGCTACGAAGGGCACAAACTCTTCTAAGAAGCTTGGATAAATGAACCTGACTGAACTTCGAGCCACCATACGGGCTTATGCTGAGAATGACTTCCCACAGACCGTGGGAAGCGGTGGGCTTACGTCCGATGAGCAGGTTGATACATTCATTCAACAGGCCGAGCAGAGGATTTATAACTCGGTTCAGTTTCCTAACTTCCGAAAAAATCAAACGGGTACGCTGACTGCGGATAATACATATCTGGAAGCTCCGGTTGACTTCTTGGCTTCGTATTCTCTAGCGGTCATAACAAGCGGCAGTTATGAGTATTTGCTGAATAAAGATGTGAACTATATTCGGGCGGCTTACCCAAACCCCACAGACACTGGCGTTCCAAAGTATTACGCACAGTTTGACGACAACACTTTTATTGTGGGGCCAACACCCGATGCTGCTTATACCGTTGAACTTCACTACTTTTACTACCCTGAGTCTATTGTCACTGCATCAACTACTTGGCTTGGGGATAACTTTGATTCTGCCTTACTGTACGGGGCTCTATCTGAAGCAGCAGCCTTCATGAAAGCCGAGCCTGATGTTCTTGCTAACTACGCAAAACGCTACGAAGAAGCAATGATTCTGGCTAAACGTCTTGGTGACGGCATGGAGCGCAGAGATGCGTACAGGTCTGGTCAGGTCAGAATGACGGTGAACTAAATTGGCTTTCACTGGAAACTACACTTGCAATTCGTTTAAGTCCGGCCTTATTGATGGGAACTTCGACTTTGATACCGACACCATCAAGATGGCGTTGTACACGAACAGTGCGACTCTGAATGAAAATACAGCCGCCTACACAACAACTGGGGAAGTCTCAGCCTCGGGGTACACCGCAGGTGGCGTTACTCTTACGGTCGAGAAAGGACTCTCGAATAACACCGCCTTCATCAGCTTTGCAGACGCCACGATCTCTGCCAGTTTTACTGCGAGGGGGGCGTTAATTTACAAGGACGGTGGTGCAGCTATTTGTGTTCTTGATTTTGGTTCAGACAAAACGTCTACAGCGACGTTTACAGTGACTTTCCCAACGGCTTCCAGCGCCGACGCTCTCATAAGGATTTCCTGATGCCCTTTATAGGCCAATCTCCCACGGTTCAAATCAATCCCATCCGACCGGCTGAGCAAGACATTTACAAAACAATGTGGGATAAGCCTGAGTATCGGACGGTGTCACCTGGAGAGATGATTGCCAAAGAGTTCTTGCGTCAAGCCAAGCCGCTGCCCAATGCGTCGGTGATTGACTTGGGTTGTGGAACCGGGCGGGGCTCCAAGTCTTTAGCTTTGTTTGGTAACTTAAACGTTACAGCCGTGGACTTTGCCAGCAACTGTTTGGACGAAGATGTTCAGGACTTGGTGGACGAAGGTGTGATTAAGTTCGTGGAGCATGACCTCACAAAACCTTTGGACTTAAGGGCAACCTACGGATTTTGTACGGATGTCTTAGAGCATATTCCAACAGAGGATGTGGATAAGGTTCTGGATAACTGCTTAAACGCTTGCCAGAATGTGTTCTTCCAAATTGCCACAGAAGACGATGTCATGGGGGTATTAATTGGGCACCCCTTGCATTTGACGGTTAAGCCCTATAGCTGGTGGCTACAGAAGTTTGCCGAAAAGGGCTGCAAGATCATGTGGTCCCACGAGACATCTGGGAACGTGTTGTTCTATGTTAGCGCCTGGAAGACCGCCAAGGACTTCTTAAAGACCTGCAAAATCTCCACGCACGACGAGCTAATTCTGAAAAACGTCAAGCACAGCTTGGAGCTTGAGGGTCTAAATAAAGTCATTCACCACCCAGAGAACGACGTTGAAGTCATGATTGTTGGTGGTGGGCCTTCTCTGGCAAAGAATATTGAGAAAATCCGTGAGCTTCGTGAGCAGGGCGTCAAGCTTGTCTGCATGAACGGTGCTTACAAATACTGCATTGATCAAGGTATCAAGCCTTCGGCGCTGGTGGTTGTGGACCCTTTAGAGCATAACGCTCGGTTTGCTGACCCAGTTATTGAAGACTGTAAATACTTTATTGCATCGCAGTGCCACCCAACATTGTTTGAAAAGCTTCCTAAAGACAGGACTTATATCTGGCATACCGGGGTGGAGAAGATCAAAGAGATTCTTGAAGAAAGAAAAGAGCCGTATGTTCCGGTGCCTGGTGGCTCGACGGTTCTCTTGAGGACTATTCCTCTTTTCCGTATACTGGGCTTCAAACGCTTCCATATTTTTGGCTGTGATTCATGCCTGGAAGAAGGGGCGCACCATGCTTACGAACAAAAGGAAAATGACGGGCAAATCATTATCCCTGTCACCGTAGGCGAAAAGGTTTTTTACTGCAATCCGTGGATGCTTTCTCAGGCCCAGGAGTTTATTGATATGGTCAAGATGTTGGGTGATTATGTCGAGCTTGAGATTTATGATGGATTGCTCCGACACATTTTGGAAACTGGCGCACTACACGCCGATTTAAAGGAGTAATGACATGGCTGCTGCTGCATGGAGACTTTACGCTAAAGCTAAGGAATATATTGGCGATGGCACAATTCAGTTGGGGACCAACGGCTTTAAGATGGCCCTTTTTAGGGGTTCGAGCAATGCTTCGACCATCACACTTTCAACTCTGGCGTCCGTTACGGTACAGGCCAGTGGTGGTGCTTACGTAGCGGGGGGTAAATATCTTGCTCCGTCTGCGGGTACTTGGACGCTGTCTGGTTCTACGGTCACGTTTGATTACACCACGCTGGGAGTTACTTTCACGGCTTCGGGATCAAACATTAGTGCGGTTCAGTACGCAGTGATCCACAATTCGGCGGGTAAGCTTCTTTGCTGGAGCAAACTTTCATCGAGTGTTTTTAGCGTTGCGGATCCCAACACCCTGACCGTTTTACCTGCTGCGACTGGTGTATTTACCCTTACCTAAGAGGACTAAATGTCTGCTGGGTGGGGAATTGTCCCGTATGGCGCAGGTGACTGGGGGTCGGAAGGTGCGGTTCTCCCAGGCGCAGGTAGTGCTTCGCTTCAAGGACAAGCTCCCCAACTTTTAAGGGGTGACTTTATACAACCCGGTGCGGGGTCTTTAACTGCATCGGGGGCTGCACCAACGGTTGTTTCTGGGGTCGTTATTGGC